GACCGGTATATACGGCAGCCAACTCCCGTCTGGTCTACGAAGTTACGGTGAGCAACACGGACGGATACAGCTACACCAAGACTTTCACGCGGGATTTCTATAACCTGCTGACGGTCTATACCTATTGGCAGGGACGCGACAATACGGCCGGACGATTGGAAGGTGTTACCGCCGTCAGCGAGATCAAGACATGGACGCCCTCGGCCTTTTACACGCGTCTTCTGTCGCTCGACGACGGCCCGACGATGCCCGTCGTCCCCAACGACGGCTTTGCATTCAAAGGGTGGTATGCCGACAGCGGCCTGACGCGAAAGGTCTCGGAGGCCAATCCCTATCAGCACCCGATGACTTCGTATCGCGATACGCTCTACACCGAGTTCGTCAAGGAGTGGGTCTATATCTATACCAAGCTCAACGAGGTGGTTCTCGTCAGCGACATACCGTATAGAATCGACGAAGCCAAGCAGGCGTTCATCGTGTCGCCCGGAAGCCGCTGCTCCATATCTGGAAAGATAGGTAGAATAGTTACGACGTGGTGGGATAATCCGGAAAGTTCGCTGGTACGCCGCATCGTATCGACCGACAATCCGTACAGCTTTACCGCAACAGCCAACCGCACACTTATCCCGGGCTACGATGCCATCTCGAAAGAGGAGATAACGAGCAGCCGGGTAGAACATTCAACCGATTAAACGAACCGATTATGAGAAAGCTGTTTATCTTGCTGCTGTGCGTCCTTGCGGCGCACACGGCATCGGCCCAATACACCGCCGTGCGTGTCAATGCGCTGGGCTGGGCGACGGGAACGCTCAATGCGGGCGTCGATGTCGCCGTGGCGGAAAAGTGGTCGGTAGATGTTTCGGGCTACTGGAATCCTATTTCTACGGAGAGCCTGCGGGCCAACATCCTCGCCGCGACGGTCGGCGTACGCCGCTGGCGCTTCGAGCCGCACGTAGGGCTGTTCTGGGGTCTGCACTCGACCCTCGCCAAGTACAAGGTCGGCAACCGCCGTACCCGCTACAACGGCTGGACGACGGGCATAGGCTCCTCGGTCGGCTACTCGTGGATGCTGGCCAAGCGGTGGAACCTGACACTCGAAGGCGGCGTAGGCATCTACTACATGGACGACCTGCGCTGGCATCCCGCCCCGTCGCCGCTCGAAGCGATACGTTACGAACATTGCCGCCGCGTCGTCCTCGCGCCCTCGAAAATCGAGGTGGCATTTTCCTACCTGTTCTAAACCCCGACGACGATGAAAGCAATGATGAAACATACCTCCGTCGGCCTGCTGGCTGTGCTGCTGGCAGGCTGCTCGGTAACGTCGCATCTGGAGCGGCGGCAAAGCCGCGCACTTGCGGAGTACGCACTCCGCGAGCAGGCCGCGCCGAAGCCCGCCGAGAAGAGGAACTACATGACCATGCGACACGACAGCACGACCTACTACATCGCCGAAGCGGTCAAAGACGAAAACGGCGAGACGATGGCCGAGTTCCGCCTCGACGAGGTGGTCGTCGTGGCTAAGTCGCGCACGCTGTCCGAACGCAAGGGCAAGGTGTTGGTCGATTTCGTCGTGAAGCTCCCCAAAGAGCTGCAGGGCGGCTGCCGCAGCATCGTGGTCGTCCCGCATCTGCACAAGGCTGAGGGAGCCGTACCCTTGCAGGAGATCTCCATACGCGGCGGACTGTTCAGCCGCGTGCAGGATCGCAACTACTGGCAGTTCTCGCAATATGTACGTCTATTCCGTCCCGACGCTGCGGGCGAGCAGTGGGCGTTCGAGCGCTTCGTGAAGCACCCTTACCCGCAGGGCGTGCGCCTCGATTCCATTGTCGAGGGGGCACGCGACCTGTCCTACTACTATTCGCAAGAGGTTCCGACCCGCAGCGAGGGTAAGACGATGTTGCTGACGCTGCACGGCGCTGTCGTGGCGCTCGACGGCAGCCGCTACGACCTGCCGCCCCTCGACACGCTCCGCTACCATATCTCGTCGATGCTCTCCTTCGCCGACACCACGACGCGCTATGTAACGAAAATCATCGAGAAGTACGCCGTAGTGAACAATCGCAATTACCTATCGTTCCGCGTGAACGACACCCGAATCATTGACACGCTGGGCGACAACGCAGTGCAGCTCGCACGTATCGAATCGCTGATGTCGGGATTGGTCGAGCAGCGCGAGTTCCATGTGGACAGCATCGTCCTCACGGCCTCGGCATCGCCAGAAGGCTCGTATGCGCAGAACGAACGGCTGGCGCGCGGACGTGCGGCGGTACTCAAACAACGCCTCGGCCAGCGTTTCGGACTTCAGGTCGATACGCTGCTCAGCGTGCGGTGGGTCGCCGAGGACTGGGTCGAACTGGAACGACGGATTGCCGCAGACAGTACGATTGCCGAACGCGAGGCGATACTCGGTCTGCTGCGCACGGTCGGCAATCCCGACCGGCGCGAAGCGGAGCTGCGACGACGGTTCCCGAAGCAGTACCGCGACATACGCGAGCGGCTCTATCCGCTGCTGCGCGCGGTGAACTTCAAATACGACCTGCGGCGCGTGGGTATGGTCAAGGACACGATTCACACGACCGTACCCGACACGCTCTATGCCCGTGGCGTGGAACTGCTGAACGAACGCGAGTACAACGACGCGCTGCGCATCCTGCGTCCCTATGAAGACCGTAATACGGCCGTGGCGATGCTCTCGCTCGGATACGACGAGCAGGCATACGAAGTGCTGCGCCGACTCAGTGAGGAGGCGACGGTCGAATATCTGAAAGCCATAGCCTGCGCCCGCATGTGACGCATCGAGGAGGGCAAGGCGGCATTCCGTCGGGCGTGTGAGCTGCAACCCAACTTTGAATATCGGGGCAACCTCGACCCCGAAATACGCGAACTTATAACGACACAATGACGATGAAACGAAAAATCAGATACGGCCTGCTGGTATTGGCCGCAGCGGCGGGGTGCATGGGGTGCGCCAAGCTGCACGAAGAGATAGACGAACGGTATATCGAACGTCCGCAATACGACATCGAGATACCCGCGCCGCCCGTGTGGGATTCGATCCCCCAACCCGACACCCCGATAGGCAAATAGTGTAAAACCAAATAAACGGAAACAACATGAAGAAGATGAAAGGATTTATGATGCTCGCACTCGCGGCGGTCGGTACGCTGCTGACCGCCTGCGACAAGGAGCTGGACATAAAACAGGCGTATGCGTTCCGACTGGAGACGATGCCCGTGCAGACGCGCATCGTACGCGGAGAAAAGGCCGAGATACGCTGCACGCTCGTTCGGGAGGGAGAATACAACGGAGCGCGATACACGATTCGCTATTTTCAAGCCGACGGCAAAGGAGAACTCCGCATGGACGACGGCACGCTGTTTCTCCCCAACGACCGCTACCCGCTCACGAAAGAAGTGTTTCGACTTTACTACACCTCCACGTCATCGGATCAGCAGACCATCGACATTTACGTCGAGGACAACTTCGGGCAATGCGAACAGCTATCGTTCCGGTTCAACAACGAGAACGAGGAACAAGAAAGAATGTAAATTCTTTCAAGATTAGAGGAAAGGAAGGGATATTCGACTTTGAATATCCCTCTTTTATTTCCCTGCTTTATGTCGCGTGGAATTGTATTATTATCCGTATTTTTGCACTAAAATATGGGCTGTTATGATAATATCTCAAAAGACAATAGAAAAATTACGATTGCTTATAAATGAAGAAACAGAAAAACGTTCAGGCCCAAAACTCGTAACGTTCTTCAATAATTATGGATTTACAGATTCATACGGAGCAGGATTTCCATCGAGATGGATGTATACCGAATCTAAATTGAAACAACTTAATGGGAAACCTGAATTGGATAAGTGTATCAAAGACTTATTTGCACCTATCAATTTCATTTCCCGATTCTCGGAATTAGATAAACTTATCGCTGACTTCAATCAATACCTGTCTTTCGATGGCTGGCAGGTCGTGAGACAAGGTCAGAATATTACTTTTCAGAAAGCAAAAGGTGTAGATATAGACAGCGAAAAAAGTAAAGAGGTTCAAACCAATGAAGCAGAGTTCTTAAAAGCAGAGTTCAATGATATATCTATATCTTCTTTGCCTGTTGATAGCTGTCTAATACCATATTTGGAAACACGTATAGAAGAAATCCGGCAATGTTTATCAGTTAAAGCCTCTCTCTCTGCTATATTTCTTATAGGTAGTACATTAGAAGGAATATTGTTAGGTGTCGCCAGCAAACATCCAGCAATATATAATAAGGCGAATTCTGTTCCCATAGATAAAAAGACAGGTAAACCTCGGAATTTCAGCGAGTGGACATTAAACAATTTTATAGACGTCTCTTATGAAGTAGGTTTTTTGAAAGAAGATGTAAAGAAATTCAGTCATGCACTCCGAGATTTTAGGAATTACATACATCCTTATCAACAAATGTCGATTGGATTTCAACCGGATGAACATACTGCAAAGATTTGTTTTCAGGTGCTGAAAGCAGCTCTTTATCAAATAGAACAAAAATCGAAATCATAGTACTTCGTAAATAGTTACATGAACAGAATTATTATCATAGGCAACGGTTTCGACAAAGCACATGGTCTTGCAACCGGATACAGAGATTTTATAGACAACTATTGGATCAACGTTGCCGGCCATATATTCAATGGTTATAAACGTTGGATTGCAGAACAATACGGGGTTCTTAATGCTCCTTCTGGATATGAAGACGAATTCGTTTTATTCGAGGTGTTCCGAGGCAAACAACATAAAACACTGGAACCAACATACCCTCAATCGGATTCAAACCCATACGATGAGGTTCGAGGGCTGATTGCAATGTTCAATGATGGGACTAATGTGAGGTATAAAGGTTCGGTTAGACTCACTTTCAAAAATAAATTCTTCGAGCATATTTCCGGTCGTTGCTCGCTCAGTAACTGGGTGGACATCGAGAACGAATATTATGGGAAATTGAAAGAGCTACTCGCGGAAGAAGATGCAGTTGTTCGGAGTGAAAAGGTTCGGGCATTGAACAGAGATTTCGAGGCTGTAAAAAAGCGGCTTGAAAACTATTTGCTACAAATAGTTAATGAAGCGAAAGTAGAACAGTTTCCCTCTATTCAAGAGGCATTCAACAGCATAATTGATCCGAATGAGATTGCTGTAGGGAAACGAAAAATGTTGGTGGACTCTATTTTGAGCAAATTTATTACTACTGCCGATGGAAAAGACATTGTTCAATTAGATAAAGAAGAAAAAGACCCCGGTTACCTTTTTTGTCGCTCACAAGACGAAGAGCGTATGCACTACGCCATGAAACATCTATCCGACGAACAGTCAAAAAAATCCAGTTGCATGGCTTTCAGTACCTTAATCTTGAATTTTAATTATACTCAAACGGTGAAGCAATTATATGTAAGGGATTGGGACAAGATAATCAACATTCACGGAGAACTCGGTAGCCAACAGAATCCGATTATTTTCGGTTATGGAGACGAGTTGGACGATGATTACAAACGGATAGAAAAGCTACAAGACAATGATTTTCTTGAAAATATCAAGTCTGTTCGCTATCATGAAACAGGTAATTATCGGCAAGTATTAGATTTCATTGAATCCGACGTTTATCAGGTCGTTATTATGGGACATTCATGCGGAAACTCCGACCGCACATTGCTCAATACCTTGTTCGAGCACCCCAATTGTATTTCCGTTAAGGTGTTCTATCGTCAGTTTGAAAATGGAATGGATAATTATAGCGATTTGATTCGGAACCTTTCTCGCAATTTCAATGATAAGGCAGCTATGCGGGATAAAGTCGTTAATAAGGAGTATTGCGTACCACTTTGTTAGTTCATAAATAATATATGCATATGAAAATCATTAACTTAATCCTCTGTTTATTAACTCTATGTGCAGGATATATTATTCTAACCGTAGGGTTGGGATGGTTTTGGACCATTGGGAGCTTTGAAAATGCAGACCGGATTAATCAGGTATTACTCAATCTGTCTTATAGTTATATTGCTGGTTGGATATTTTATTTATTGGTTTCGTATTTTCCACAAAAACAACGTAAAAAAATATTATTACCAGCCATACAGCTTAAAATAGAAGATTTGCGAAAACAGATTAATGCCTGTGTTCAAACATTTGCAAAAGATGAAGATTGGTATTTGATTGACGTAATAACAAAAGAACAACTATCTCAGTTTATTACAAATGCTAATATGTATGCAAATTCTTACTATGCACAAGTTGTAGGATTCCAACAAAATCACTTGCAATTTCTTCACGCCACTAAATCAAACGTATTTGAACTGATTAAGCAAATATTATTTTACAAAGAATATTTAAGTGCAGAGCAATTACTTCTCCTCGAAAAAATTCATGATTCTACATATTTTCATTTAATAAAAGTTTATGAAGACACACCTATGGCACAAATACTTTATTCATCGAATAGATTTAAGGAAGACATGGTTATAGATTTATATGATGTAATAATTCACATGAGGAATCTATGTAAAAGTTTTAAATAATTGCAAATTAAATAAATTAAGCCAAAGGAGAATTGCTTTGGCCTATTTCTTAATCTGCGATATAATAGATTAAAAAATGGAATAGTAGGTAAAATAACAAAAATTATCACGCAGAGCCGAATGAAATCGCTATATTTGCACTTGAATTGCTCGGCAGAACAGCGCAGAATGCGGCAAGTCGTCGGGCGGTTCTACATACGGAAGGAACACATTATAGTGGGGCATTGAAAACAGCCAAATTTTAATCCACTCACAAGATAATGGGTAGTTCTCTTCTTTATCGTCGTATCTATATGCCACAAGCATATACGATAACCGGCGTGAGAAGAAATTATCTATCGAGTGGATAGGTGCTTGGCTGTACCTCAATGCCGGTATTTAACGTACTCTCACGCCTTTTCGTATGGTATTTGCAACCTCCGTAAAAAAGACGCATATGGCAGAGAGACGACAAGACAGACCGAATGATTACAGCTTCGTGACGGATGAGTTGCGGCCGTTGATGGACATGTACCGGCTGACAATAGACAACGAGAAAATCGTCATCCCATCGAATCCCGATTACGGGGTGCTCCATAACGATGGAGAGATCCGTTTCGCCGACATTACCGACATCACTGTCGATCGGGCCTTCATCCATATCCTCGTTCAAGACGGCTATTTGTTCTCGTTCTACCGACGAGAGCCGCTTATTACCTGCACCCGCAAAATTTCTTTTGTAAGCAATGAACTTATCGGTTGCTCCGAATGAGAGCCGATAATCATGGCAATCGAGAAATCGGACGATGAAAACCGTCCGATTTTTTTGCGCCGTATGTAATGCCGCCGCCCTGTTATCGGGGCGGTTGGCGCCGTTGTTTCCGTAAGGCGAGCAGCTGTTTCAGCATGTAAGCGTGGTTGTCGCCTACGGTATGCCCCGACGGCATTTTGTAGGGGCTATTCATGCAATCGCGGCATTGGCGGATTGCCGCGGCGAGGTTATCCACTTTGATAACCTCGCCCGTAATGTCTCGGATAGTCAGTTCCATAATCTACATTTCTTCGATGTTCGCAATCGGCATATGCCACACCAGCCACGCCCGAACAGAGGTCATATTGTATTCGGAGGTAATGACCGCTCGGCATTCGTCGATAGGCGTGAAACGGGTGCTTTCGTAGTTATCGACCCACTCTTTGAGCGTTTCGACACCCCACGTTTCGGGGTCGTCGAAAAAGTCGTCCAGCGTGCGGATAGGCTCCGCAAACGTAATGATAAGGGTTTCGTAATTCATAAGGCAGTTATTTATTGATTTTCTTATTCAGCCATTCGTCCCGCTTGCGGCGGCACTCCTCCAAAGTCGGAGCGACGCAGGAGAACAATTCCCCGTCCGTATGTCGGTAGTCGTATTGGCAAAACCACTTCTTCGTCCTGCGGGCGAAGGCAGGTGTGAAATACTCGTACCGTTCCTCTCCCGTCGGGCATACCGACACGCCGTTTACCGTCTTCTTCGTTGTTTCCATTGTTATCGTTGTTTAAGGGGTTAAAATTCAGTTTTCAATAGTCTGTGTCTGAACTGCTGCGTCGGGTCGCTGGCCTTGCGCTGGTGCACCCAAAAGTGGTGTGCACCGAAGCCATAGACGAAATAGTCGTTGAGCGGAACTCGGGTTTTCAGATTCTCGATGCCCTGTCGCAGTTCGGTCTCGCTGCCGGCGAGAAGTATCGTGTCTATCAGTCGGAGGAAAATTTCCGCCACCTCGTCGCAATAGGGACAGAAGAAAGACTCAATCGTTACGTTCATAGTTAGGATGTTTTATGCGGTTTGTTGATTATGCGGTCATTCGCTGCTTGATTTGCGGCATGTTACGCCTTACGAGGTTCACGATGCTGTCGTGGTGCTCAGTCTGCGAGTTGTGAACACCGCGGCTTTGCACGACTTTGAGGGTATCCAATGCCACCTCGACCGTCTCGACACGCCTGCCGCAGACGGTCGCCGAAAAGATAAGCGAGTTCGGTTTTTCGTAGTAGGCATTGGTAAACACGCAGTGGTGCATGGCGTCGCCCTCTTCGATGAACTCCTGCACGCTCTCCAATACGCGCACGGAGAGGTCGCCATCGACAAAGACCAGCCCGAAAAAACGGGATTTGAGGTCGCGATACTGCTGTTCCTCCTCGGCGGCGCGGCGTTTGCGTTCCAGCAGCTGCACGCGCTCCTGCCGTGCCCGCTTCCTTTCGACAAGGCGGTCATGGGCTGTTTGCAGGTCGGCGGGGCAAACATACTTCGCGTTGTTGGTGTCCTTGCCGAAATGACGGAGCAGGTCGATGTAGTCGCGCCACACGGAAGCGTCCGATACGATGTAACCGTTGCGCAGGCAGATTTTGATTGCCGACCAATAGTTCGCGATATTCCACGATTGGCGGTTCGCATAATAGGACAGCAGTGCAATCTGTCCCGCCTTCAAGAGCGTTTCGGCCTGCGGCGAGCGAAGGACGGCCGTAAAAAGGTCGAACGGCAGGATATTGTGGTACTCGCCCGTAAATCCGTTGCGGCGCAGTTCGGGGATAGTACGCTGGTGCGGATAGGTGGCGCACGGGATTATATCGTAGGCTTTGACGTTGTTTTTACCGCGCACCTCCATATCTCCGTAGAGATACCACAAATCGTAATAGCAAAACGACATGGCGCGCGGACGGGCGACGGTTACGACCTTGCCGTCGGGAGCAATCCACCGTTGCACGACCTCGCTAATCGAATAGTCGGCAGACTGCCCGACCTTGTGGGTCGCCTTGACATAGTAGAACCGAATGACTTGATACTGCTTGCAGGTCGTGATAACGGAATAGTAGGATATGGTGCGGAATACCCGTCTGCGGGTCTGCAACAGCTTCAACTCCGCGCCGCAGTGGGGGCAGGTGCATTCGCAAAGGCTGTCGGCCAATGCTCCGTCGCCCTGCCACGAGTGGCCGCACTCCGTGCAGGAGATGACACCCTTTGCCGACCTGCGGCCGATGTGGTCGAAGCAATGACGGAACGCATGGTTCTTCTGCGCTTCGGTAATATGGGGCAAACGACGGCTCAATCGTGCGACCTCGATTTGTATCTGTGTCTTCGGTTTCATGGTGTTCTGCTTTTGAATTAGAATAATAGGTTCATCTGTTTGTCTGCGTCGTTCTGCTTCTTGGCGACGGGCTTGCGCTGGGTGAGTTTTGCATAGGCTTCCTGCTCGGCGCGCTTCATGGCATCGCGGCGTGCCTGCTGTTTCTCCTCCTCGGTCAGTTCGATGGTGTGATTGACTACCACGCAGCAGTCGATGGACTTGCCGAACTCGATGTCGGGTTCGTCGTAGTAGTGGAGTGCCATAGCGTAGATTTCCTCGTCCGCGAAGCCGTGGCAGCCGCTCGCCTGCACTTGGTTCAGAATGTAGGTCGTGCAGTCGTCGATGTTCTTCTTCGGGTCGGCGTAACGCTCGGCGAAAAGTTCGTCGGTTTCTGCCCGTTGCTCCAAATAGGTGCGTATCGTCTGCTTGAAGTAGTCCGTTGCTTTATTCTCTCGTACCATAATCGTCTTTTTTGCGGGGCGGTTTCCCGCCCCTTGTTCAACCTTATTCGTTCTTGCCGATAAGTCGGCGTACTTGCTCCTCCTTGCTCTTTTGGAATATCCAACCCGCCTTCTTCTCTCCCTTGTGGGTCAGTCGGCTGTTGAAGCATCCGCCGAGGGCGGATAACTCCGTCTTGATGGGCTTCGTATCGCCGAATACGGCAATCGCCTTATCGGAGTAGTCCACGATGACGAAATCATCCTGCACGACCGTTTCGGGACGCTTGTCCGACCGCTTCGCAGTTGCGTTCGACAGGCGGATATTGGCTTCGTCGCCTGCGATGTAGGCGAAATCCTCAATTGTCCGCTCGCGGTTGTATATTGGCGTCTTGTGGATAATCCACCCGTAGTATTTGCTTTGGCCGAGATAGTAGCCCGCGCCCATCGAGTATTTCTCGCGGTGTTCGTACTCCTCGTTTGCTTCGGACAAATATGCTGTTTCGGGAAGGTTAGACGCATATTTCCGCATTTCGGAAAACAAGTCCCGTGTATGCGAGGAGAATCCCAAGATGACGGTGCGGACGGTACGATAGGCGAAGTAGTCCGTCATGTGGTCGCTTTCGTCTTGACGGAGTTCCGCGACGATGACGGTCTTTGCCGTCGGGGGCAGGATTGCTGCGAAGCGTTCGCGCCCGACAGCTTTGACGCACTCGACCCGCTGCCGCTCCTGTTCGGCCTGCCGTGCTTCTTCGGCGGCCTGCTTCTCCGCCTCCTCCACGAGTAATGCCACTTCGAAAGCGTCCATAAACTGGGGGTTCTTGTCGTCGTAGTATTTGCCGATACCGTACTGGCAGGATAGCGGTTGCAGAATGTCCGTGCAGTCGGTCTTCTTCGTTTCGAGGTTCAGCAGATGATACATGTAGCCGTCCGCAGTATGTTCCATCTTGTAGACTACATATCGGTTCATCGCCATGTAAGGCCCGTAACCGATGACGATTTGGTTCTCTTTGACTACCTGCACGGTCGTGTCCGTCGTCGTGCCGCCGAATAATGAAATGTACTTTGCCATGTCTGTAAGTGTTAGAAGATGCGAGTAAAAAGGAAGTGGAAGAAACCGATGAGAGCCACGAGAGAAACCAGCCCCCGAAGAATACCCAGCAGGATATTACGACAGAATACGAAGCCTAAAACGACCCAAAGGAAGCCCTCGCCCCACGTGTAGAAGCCCAACGCCACCGCGCCGACCAGCACCCACGTCGTCCAACTCGACCCTATGCCAAGTGGAAGGTTGGAGGATTTCTGTTTCCGTTTATTTTTCTCTATGCTTCTCATAACCTTTGACTTTTTTTTTATGCCGTAGCGGAGCCGGTATGGATGGAATCTGTTTCAGTAGCTTGAAAGGTTCGGGATTCGCTCACGACAAGATTTTTGCGGGAAATACGCTTCGCTCGAAGAGTGCAAGGAAGATTTCCCGCAAAACCGCCCGCCGGCTCGATCTTGCACGAGCGTAAAGCCCGGAAATACCTTTGCTACTGCAACAGATTCATCCGCTCTATACAGGGTCTTGCGCAGGCAGGCGAAAAGATGAGGAAAAGGTTATGGAAGAGAAGCTCGGAGAGAAAAAGCAATGCCGCGAACGTATACATACTCGTTCACGGCATCATATCGGCACGACCGGGAGTATGGTTTTGTGCCACTCGTGGCCACTTCAACGCCACATGCGTCCACAACATGATGACGCATAGGATACGAACACTCGTTTGGCTATATTTGAACGTCCGGGAAGCAAAAACGAATCATAATATGGAAATCGTAAGTATAGATACAAGGCTCTTCGACGAGATGATTCGACGGGTGAAATCCGTCGAAGAAAAAGCGGTCGCCTTATGCCGTAGTCAAGAGGACTTGGGGTTGAAGAAATGGCTCGATAATCAGGAAGTATGCGAAATACTGGGAATATCCCTGCGTACCCTGCAAACCTATCGGGAGAAGGGGCTGTTGGCGTATAGCTGCATCAAGCACAAAATCTTCTACAAGCCCGAAGATGTCGAAGCCCTTCTGAAATCATCGTATCATCAGCAAAATCGAACGAAATGAAAAACTATCTGATGGGGCAGCAAGACCCCTGCATAAAGGATATCCTTCAACGGTTGGAGCATACGGACAAGGTGCTCGACAGGTTGAGCAAAAGCATAAAACGGACGTTCAACGGCGAACGGTTCATTTCCGACAGCGAACTGTCCCGTGTATTGAGAATCAGCCGCCGAACATTACAGGACTATCGGAGCGCGGGCATACTGCCTTATTACCTGATTTCAGGCAAGGCTCTTTACAAAGAATCCGATGTTCGGCAGATGTTGGAAAAGGCGTATCGACCTCTTTTCGATAATCGGAATCTGGTATGATAGGTAAAAGAAAGACGGCTCCTTTGCGAGCCGTCTTTTTTCAGTTCAACACTTTATCCTTACTCGTCGGCATTTTCCACACGATAGCGGGTGTCGTCGCTCGTTCTACGATCCATCGTCTGAATACCTCAGTGTTTTCGGATTTCAGGCGGAATGCCAATGCCGCAACCATTTCGAGGCTGTATCGTTCGACGATGTTTCCGTCTCGACAGCGGGTGCGGCGGCAAACATGCTCTTCGTGCAGCACTCCGCTTTTGCGTATCGCTCGGATATTCGCGCTTACGGCGGCAGTGAATACACCGAACAAGTCGGCGATCTGGCTTTGCGTGAGCCAAACGCCATTTGTGGCGGGACGGATAGATACCCGTCCGTTCTCGATCATTATGGGTTGAGTGGTCATATGCGCTTGTTTTTTATAGGTTCTTCATAGAGTTCGAGTTTCCGGCTCGCGGACAATTTTCGTAACTGCTTCGTATCCTCGTCCACCTTTCTGTCCGTTACGTGAGCATAGATTTGGGTCGTCATCAGTCGTCGGTGTCCCATCATGCGGCTGACGGTTTCGATCGGTACACCCAGCGAGAGCGTGATGTGCGTCCCGAAGTTGTGCCGCGCCTTGTGGAATGTCAGATTTTCGATTCCGTAGACTTCGCCCAGTCGAGACATAAGCTTTTGCAGCTTTTGGTAGGAACATATCGGCAGCAGCCGTTCGTCGGTGCGTTCGTCCCGGTACTTCTCGATAATCCGCAGAGGTACGTTCAGCAGCCGCACGACCGATTCCGTACCGCTCTTCTGTCGGCGGATATGTATCCACTGCACACCCTCTTTATCCTGCGTAATGTGCTTTTCCGACAACTGTTTCAGGTCTGCATAGGCCAGCCCCGTAAAGGTCGAGAAAATGAACCAATCCCTCGCCCGTCGAAGTTCGGGATCGGCGACCTGCTCGGCGAGCAGCCGTTTCAACTCGTCGAGTTTCAGGTGGCGACTTTTGCGCTTCGGCAGTTCGGGATGCAGATTGCAATATGGATCGCGTCGCAACGTCCCCTGATCGACTGCCCGCGCGGTCATCTTCTTCAAACGGTAGAGGTGCTCGTGCACCGACTTTTGTTGCAGGCGGCGTTCCGTCCGTAGGAACAGGTCGAACGCATCGTAGAACTCCCTGTCGAGGCTGCGGAGCGTTATATCCTCTTGCCCGCATTTCTGTTGCACGAACTTCCGCAGGTGGTTATAAGAGCGTACATAGCATTTGTAGGTATCTTTCGTGCGGTCGATGCCGACCCGCTTGCGGAACTCCTCGTTGTGCTCCCGAAACAATGCCAACAGCGTCAGCGGCTTCTGTCCGATGCCTTTCACGGCATTCTTCACCAGCTCGGCCGTTACGAAACCCAAAGAAAGATTGATTCGCTTGTAGTGCGCCTTGATTTCCTCCGTCAGTGCGTCGATGGCTCGGTTCGCTTCGTTGGCATTGCGGCTGCGGCCGTCGGCACGCCCCGTCGTGGGATTCCAGATTGCAGGGTCGACCGCGACTTTCGTCCCGATCTGTGCCGCTTCGGCGTCGATACTTACCTTGCACAAGAGCTGACACAAGCCGTCCTTACGGACTTTCGTGCGATTGATATAGAACAGCACGGCGAACGTGCTGCGGCGCACAATATTTTGTTTCCTATTTTGAGATTTCATACTTTATTATAAATTGATTGTTATTAAATAGCAATCGTAAACCGTTCTGCAATCCGCTCGTCGAGCGACTGCGTGTCGGTGTCGATTTTGTTGTCGGTTACTTGTGCGTAGATTTGCGTCGTATCGACGCGGCTGTGCCCCAGCATGCGGCTCACCGTCTCCATTGGCACGCCGTGCGAGAGCGTGATTTCCGTAGCGTAGGTATGGCGGGCCATGTGAAAGGTCAGCTTGCGGTCGATGCCGCAAGCAGCGGCAAGGTGTTTCAGTCCCTTGTTCAACTCCGAGTTTCCGTACATAGGGAGCAATTTACCGTCCGATGTCGTATCGCGGTATTTGTCGATGATATGTAGCGGCAAATCCAGCAAAGGTATCTCGAACTCCACGTTCGTCTTTTCTCGTGTAGCCTTGATCCAAACCGTTCCGTCTTCGGCCGTTTCGAGGTTTGCAGCGGTCAAGCGGCACATGTCGCCGTAGCTGATGCCCGTATAGCAGGAGAACAAAAACAAGTCGCGGACGAGGTAGAGCCTCGATGAAGGAAGCGGCGTACTCATCAGCCGCTGCAACTCCTCGTGTGTGAGATAACGTCGTCTGCGCTCGGGACGCGGAGGCTCGTACCCTGCGAACGGATCGGCGGTGATGATGCCTGCGGCGATGGCTTTGTTAATCACCGTATGTAGGCGCGACATGTAGAGAACGACGGTGTTCGGAGCCAGTTTCTGCTCCGTGTGCAGATACAGATCGAACTTGTCGACGAACGACCGATCCAAAGCCGAGAAAGGAACATCCGACAGCCGCAGTCGCTCCGACAGAAACCGTACGACGTGTTCGTAGGCGCAACGATAGGTGCGTGCCGATTTGATTGTGCGGTTTACGCCCACTCGCTTCTCGAAATGTTCGATATACGTCCGAAAATAGTCGAGCAGCGTCTCCTGCCCGGAGGCCATACCCAATAACAAGCGTTTAACTTCCTCGGCTGTTACCCGCTCGCGAACGGCAGACTGCTCGCGATAGATCGCCAGCGCTGAAGCCCGCAGTTCGTCTAATTGTCGGTTGATTTCGACCACCTCGGTGCTTTTGCCTTTGGCACGACCAGACACCCACAGCGAACGCGGCGCGAGCATCTTGGCACTGAACACGCATTCCGAACGCCCGACGGTCAATCGACCCATGACGGGGCAACGACCCGCACTGTCTGATTCGTTTCTTTTAAGGTAGAACGCGACCTTTACATCCTCGTGATTCATAACTCTATTAACCGTTTGCAAAATTAGTTGATATAGAGTTATTTGAAGTCGTGAAAAACAAAGCAGAACATAGAATAAGATACTATGTTTTCAACACCGAAGCCGTCTTTTCGCGAAACTCCGGGTAAAACGACTACCTTTGTCGTGAACTCTTGTAAGAAAACCGGTGTTTCTTGAAGTGCAGAACCATTTTCCAAGAGCGAAAACAAGGTTTTGCGATCTCCTTACCGACCCGAAAAAGGCAGCGGATAAGTAATGAAAACCTCGCTCAACTCTTCGAAATCCTGCTTTTCGGCCTTTTCGCAACTCGACGAGAATCAACGGGTAACATTTCTGCCTCTCAAACACTTAACCTTATTCCTCCCCATAACCTTACTTTATCCGAAATTCTTCGTATCTTTGTCCGAATGAAACCGAACGATAATCCCGGCGAACGCCATCCCCTCGAACCTTTCCTGCCCTCCGGCGCCCGGCTGCTGATGCTGGGCAGTTTCCCGCCGCAGCGCCATCGCTGGTCGATGGAATTCTTCTATCCCAATCTTCAGAACGACATGTGGCGCATCGTTGGCTACTTGGCCACGGGCGACAAGACCCATTTTCTGATGCCCGATGCGAAGCGTTTCGACAAGGAGCGGATCGAGGCTTTCTGCCGAGAGCGGGGGATTGCGCTCTACGACACGGCTGTCGAAGTTATCCGTCTGAAAGACAATGCATCGGACAATTTTCTTCAAGTAGTGCGTGAGGTCGATCTGGCGGCGCTGCTGGCCCGGATTCCGGCCTGCCGGTCGATCGTCACTACCGGGCAGAAAGCGACCGATACGTTGCGTTCCATTACGGGTTGCGACGAACCGCCGGTCGGCGGTTCCGTGGAGTTCGATTTCGCCGGGCGCCGCATGCGCTTGTGGCGGATGCCTTCTTCTTCGCGCGCCTATCCCCGGCCCGTCGAATGGAAAGCCGAATTCTACCGTAAGGTATTCACCGACTGCGGGATAATCTGACCTACCTAAAGCGGTGCGGACTGCAAAAGGCCGAAAAATATTTCACCCGGTTTTGCGGAGTTGCCAAATTCCGTTATCTTTGCTTGATTGAATTTATATACAATATCCTATTGTGGCTTCCGAAAAGAAAACAGACAAGAAGTACGTGGAAACCCCGCTCATGAAGCAATACTATGCAATCAAGGCGGTGCATCCCGATGCCGTGCTGCTGTTCCGGGTCGGCGACTTCTACGAGACTTTCGGCGAAGACGCCATCAAGGCGAGCGGCATTCTGGGCATCACGCTTACGCGGCGGGCCAACGGGTCGGCTTCGTTCGTCGAACTGGCCGGTTTTCCCTATCATGCCATCGACACCTACCTGCCCAAGCTGGTTCGCGCCGGAGAACGGGTAGCCATCTGCGAGCAGCTGGAGGACCCCAAGACGGTCAAGGGGCTGGTCAAGCGCGGGGTCATCGAACTCGTCACGCCCGGTGTGGTCATGGGCGACAACATCCTCTCCAACAAGGAGAACACCTACCTTGCGTCGGTTTTCTTCGGACC